GCCTTGTCAGATGATGGTGTTTTCGTAGTGCAATTTATGTATGCTGGGACTATGGTGGAAAAGTTAAATTTTGATGGAATTTATCATGAGCATCTTTGCTTTTATACCCTTCATAGCTTGAAAAATCTGCTAGAACCTTATGGGTTTAGTCTTTTTGATGCCTATTACAGCGACATCCACAGCGGTAGTATCATCGCTAAGATTTCCAAGACTCCAGTTTTTGAAGAGACCACCCGCTGTAAAGGCTGGTTACAAAAAGACAAAAAGTATAACAGAGAAGCTTTCCTTAATTTTGCTGAGAAAATAAAATCTAAAAAAAATGAATTAAAGGATTTACTGATAAAGATAAAATCTGAAAATCCTAATGCTAAAATTTACGCATATGGTGCTCCTGCCAAGGGTAATACATTGTTGAATTACTTTGATATTGATAATACCTTAATAGATAAATGTGTTGAAGTTAACGACTTGAAAGTCGGACTATATTTGCCTCAAAGTCATATTCCCATAACGAGAGAGTCTCTTGAAGATACACCTGATTATTATTTGCTATTAGCTCACAACTTTGCAGGGGAGGTATTTAAAAAGAACAAAGATTTACTTGAAACTGGGGTCAAATTTATTGTCCCGTTTCCTGAGATTAGAATAGTATAACGCTGTCATAATGAAAAAAATATATTTATTAATACAGGGTCACACTAAATATTGTCGGGAAGTTTTAGATAATGTCCGCGAGGTAGAAAATGTTATATGGTCAACCGAAGCTAGCGCTTCCATTAATGACCTTAAAGATATAAATAATTCTAATGTTACGCTCGCTAAGTCTCCTGCTCCTGCATATGCTGGTTATGGAAATGTTAATTTACAGATAAATTCTACAGTTAGTGGGCTGCATTTAGCTAAGGCTTTAGGGGCAACCCACGTTATCAAAATAAGATCAGATTTAATTTTTACAGATCCAAAAGAATTTATAGACACATATAAATTTGATGACCGCATTCATCAAATGGCTTATTGTAAGCATACAGATAAATGCATACCAATTACCCAACATTATGGAGGATTAATACCTTGGATACAAGAAAGGTATTCTGCTTTAGTCGAGGATGTAAACGACTACAATTACATTGCCGACTTCGCCAACTTGGGGCCAATAGATGAAATGATAAATTTTTGGTCATTACCTTACGAAGATACTCCAATTTATATTCCTGCTGAATTTAAACTTGTTCTTAGATATTTAGAGCTAAAAGGCTATAAAGACGTAAGCCTTAGCTATAAATACTTTTCTTCTCTTTTTGGGTTTTTTATGACATTTTGCAAAGAAACAAACAACCCTCTAATTTCCCTAAAAAATGGATGGACATCTAATGATTTATTAAAAAGCTCTGATGTAGAGTGGATAGGATAAAAATATATGCACATAATAACAAATATATTTGGAAGAGATGACTGGCTTGAAGTTCAGGCGCAGCACCTTCAAAAATACACAGACGCTAGAGCTTATACCGTTCATTGTTTCTTAGATAAGAATTTAAATAAGTCAGACGAGGATATTTCTAATTTAGATAAATATTATCCTAATTATAGATTTTACCGTGCCATAGATGGAGAACATTACGACCAAGTAAATAAAGCTGTCGAAACCATCAGTTCTCAATTAACAGATGATGACATAATTGTATTTTTAGACTGTGATGCATTTCCATGCGACAAAAATTGGCAAAATGCTGTAAAAGAAAACTTATCTACACACGATATAACAGCGGTAGTAATGAGAGAAAATTACCATCATAGTTTTGATTATCACGAAATCCCTCATTTATGTTTTTTCGCCACCACAAAAAAAACATGGCAACTAAACAATCTAGCTTGGACAATACACTCACATCCCCACCTTTCTCACCATCCTTATCAAAATCCGCAAAGAGGAATGTTGGACAGAATAAACGCCGCTAACTTAACACTTAAAGAGTTTAACAGAACAAACGAGTTTGACGCTCATAGAGTTTGTTTCGGCATTTATGGCGATATAGTTTATCATCACGCTTGCGGCATCAGAGGTTTCGAAGGAAACGTCACTGAAGGCGCTGATATATGGCTTCGAAAGAAAAAATATGGCCTAGAGTTTACAGCTGATAGCGATATGGCCCGTGTTAATGCAGAAATATGGCTATCTATTTGGAGAGCCATTAAAGAAGACAAAAGCTATACCTTTGTGAGAAGGTATTTCATGGGTAGAAACTAATGAAAATTCTAGTTACAGGATGTAGTGGTTTTTTGGGTCGCCATTTAGTGGAAATCTTAGAAGCAAAAGGGTGGGAGCTTCATTTTTCCAATACTCAGGTTGGCAATTTAATGTGCGATAAGAACCTGCACATTTATAATTCTATAAAATTTGATTATATTTTTCATTTAGCCGCGCACACAAAAGCGGGAGATTATTGTTTGCACCATAAGGGTGAGCAATTTGAAATTAATCAAAGAATAAATTCTAATATTTTAAAATATTGGAATGACCATCAGAGACAAGCAAAGATGATAGCAATGGGGACTAGCTGTTCTTACTCCCCCGAACTTCCGCTTACAGAAGATAATTATTTAAAGGGCCAACCTGATGAGGGTTTATATACCTACGCGATGACTAAAAGAATGCTGTTGGTGGGTTTAAAATCTTACGCAGAACAATATGGCTTGAAATGGCTTTATTTTGTTCCCTCTACTTTATATGGCCCTAATTTTGAAGAAAATGACAATCATTTTATTTTCGATTTTATAAAAAACTGCCACAAAGCCAAATACGATGATAAAAAATTTGTCATATGGGGTGATGGCACAGCTAGGAGAGAACTGATATATGTAGAGGATGCTTGTCAGACAATGATTAATCTACTTGGACAGAACAACGAAATATTTAATTTGGGTGCTGGGGAAGATCACTCTATAAATGATTTTGCTAAATATGTTTGTGAGCTATACAACTATGACCATAACCTTATAGAGCACGATCTAAGTAAATATGTAGGGGTAAAGTCTAAACTTTTGGATATTAACAAGACTTCCGACTTAAACCTACTACGACCTCTTAAAAAGGGTTTAGAGAAAACTATTAACTGGTATAAAAGCCTACATCTTTAAAATGGAAAAAAAAGAAAGAAAGTATTTACCCACTTTATCTGAGCTGGTAGATAGGCTGTCTATAGTTCAACTGAAAGAAGTTTTTATTAGTGAGCATAAAAAAGAATATGCCACAGAAATACAAGAAATATTGCATGATATTGATGCAATTTTAGAAGAAGGGGAAATATATTTAGACGCTAACACTATTAGAGCTATAATTGTTTTATCCCAAATGAATCTTCACATTTGGCACAATGAATCAAATTATCGCAAAGGAATAAAAGAAGGAAATAGTTTAGAGTTGACTCACGGCTTAAACGGGATTAGAAACACATCTAAAAATAAAATACAAAATCTTTGTAATGGCCGAAAAGATTACAAAATAGACTGTTTAGCTGCTGAATTCGAAGATTGGGAAATAAGTTGGGATGGCTGAAATTTTAGTTATAGGTGATAGCTGCAAGGATATCTATATTTATGGTTCCTGTGAGCGCCTTTGCCCAGATTTTCCCGTTCCATCTTTTATACCTTCTCACGAAAAACAAAATTTAGGGATGGCTGGTAACGTTTACCAAAACGTTGTGTCTCTTGGGGAAAGGGCTACTCTTAAAACTAATACAGCCATAATCGAAAAAACTCGATACATAGATAAAAAAACAAATCATATGTTCATGAGGGTGGACTCAGGAGAGGAAAGAGTCCAAAGAATATCTGGCCTAAAAGCAGATCTTCTAAAAAAACATAATTTGGTAATAATTTCCGACTACAATAAAGGTTTCCTTTTAGATGAGGATATTGAGTTTATTTGTAAAAATCATCACAATGTTTTTATTGACACTAAAAAACCTTTAGGAGATTTTTGTAAAGAATCTTCTTTTATAAAGATAAACCAAGAAGAATATGAGAACTCTCTTAACTATATAAAACAAAATTCTTGGACTTACGATAAAGTAATACAAACCTTGTCGGGAAAAGGTTGTAAACTAGGAGATAAGCATTTTCCCGTCGAAAAAGTTGAAATAAAAGACCCCTGTGGAGCAGGAGACACTTTTTTGGCTGCTTTATGTGTTAATTTTATTAACACCAAAAACATAGAAAAAGCAATTGACTACGCCAACGAATGCGCTACTATAGTTGTGCAAAAGAAAGGAGTTACTACTGTTAATGAATTTTAAAGAATACTATCAATATTATTTATCTAAGCATCAAAACAAATGGTGCAGAAGATTGCATGTTTTGGGCCAGCTATGCACTATCTCGTTTATAGTTTTAGTCTTGCATTGGCAACTTTGGCTCTTGTTACTTTTGACCCCTTTTGTGGTATACCCCTTTGCATGGACAGGTCATTTTGTTTTTGAGAAAAATAAACCAGCTGCTTTTTCTAATCCTTTATGGGCTAAGGCTTGCGACTGGATTATGTTGAAGGATTGGATTTTAGGCAGAGTTAAAAGATGAAAATACTAGTTACAGGAGGCGCTGGATACATAGGAAGCGAACTTGTTGGTTTTCTGCTAGAGAGAGGCCATAAAGTTGTTGTCGTTGATAATTTAAAATATGAACCAACATCTCTCTTAAGGTATACTCTTCATGAAAATTTTGAATTCCAAAATTTAGACGTTAAAAGTATAGTCCCTTTAAAAAAAATAATGGATGGTTGTGATGTGATTATTCCTCTTGCATGTTTAGTGGGATTCCCTCTTTGTGAAGCCCAACCTAAGGAAGCTGTTAAAGTTAACTATCAGGTTAATGAGTGGATAGCTGAAAACAAATCCCGAGATCAGATAGTTATCTACCCCTGCACTAATTCTGGCTATGGATCTAGTGATAGTGGTGTATGCACCGAGGAGTCCCCACTTAACCCGCTATCTCTTTATGGCGTAACTAAAGTGGATGCTGAGAAAGTCTACCAAAATACTGAAGGCTGCTGCACTCTTAGATTGGCTACAGTCTTCGGCCCATCTACGCGCCCCCGAACGGATCTTTTGGTTAACAATTTTGTTTTGAAAGCTCTTAAGGATAAGGTTTTAGTTTTATATGAGTGCGAGTTTATGAGAAACTATATCCACATTCTTGATATTTGTAGGGTATATAATTTCATTTTAGACAATTGGGAAAAGTGCTCTAATGAAACTTTCAACATAGGCAATGACGAAATAAATATGAATAAACGTCAGCTCGCTGAAAAAATTGGCGAACATCTACCTATTGAAATAATTAAAGCTGAATTTACTCAAGATCCAGATAAAAGAGACTACATTGTAAGCAGTCAGAAAATTTACGATACGGGTTTTAAATGTAAATACGATTTAGATATGGGCATCAAGCAATTGATAAAAATGTATAGTCTTATTGATCAACCTCGTCATGCCAACTACTAAAAAAGTCTGGGTAAACGGAACTTTTGATGTCCTTCACAGAGGTCATTTAGAGCTTTTTAAATTTGCTAAAAGCAAGGGAGACCACTTAATTGTAGGCATAGATAGTGACCAAAGAATTAGAGAGAACAAAGGCTCCAGCAGACCCATCAACACCTTAGAGGATCGTTATTTCTTTTTAAAATGTATTAAATACATTGATGAGATAAGAACTTTTGGGTCTGACTCAGAACTAAGAGACATGATTGCCTCTTACGGACCAGATTATCTTGTTGTTGGCTCTGATTGGCAAACTAAGGAAGTAATAGGTGCAGAGTTTGCAGAAGATATTTTGTTCTTCGAAAGGGTCGGAGATTTTTCTACCTCAAACCTTCTTCAAAAACTATGACTTACGTGTTTGACATAGACGGCACTATCTGCAATAGTGACAAAGGCTACGAAAACTCTGAGCCTCTCTGGGATCGAATTAAAAAAGTAAATAATCTTTATAAAGAAGGAAACGTTATACATTTTTTAACCGCTAGAGGTATGGGTAGATCGAATAATGAAAACGCTTTATTGTTTGAAGACCTTACAAAAAAACAACTCCAAGAATGGGGGGTTAATTATCACGAACTTTTCATGGGAAAACCTGCGGGAGATTTATACATAGACGACAAAGGAATTAAAGATGAAGACTTCTTCTCAAATTAAACTAGTCCCCAAAGGTTGGGGTTTCGAAAAGTGGATTGTTAATAAGCCAGAGTATTGTGGTAAGCTTCTTTATTTAGTCAAAGATAAAAAATTTTCTTGGCACTATCACAAACTTAAAGACGAAGTTTTTTTTGTGCAATCTGGGTCTATTGTTTTAAAATTTAGTGAGGGTGATGACATAGAAACTGCTGAAGAAATTGTCTTAACAAAAGGCGACAGCTTTCATGTTCCCGTGTTGCTTCGCCATCAAATTAAGGCGATGGAGGATACGGAGTTGTTTGAGTTTTCTACCCAGCATTTTGAGAGTGATAGTTATAGATTAGAAAAAGGAGACTAAAGTGAAAAAAATAATTATAACAGGAGTGACAGGGCAAGATGGTAGCCACATGGCAGACTATCTTCTTAAGCATACTCGGCACACAGTTATAGGAGGGGTAAGAAGACTAAGCGTCAAGAACCATAAAAATATTAAACATCTAGAAAATAATGATCGTTTTTTTCTTATTGATTTAGATGTAACTGACGCTCAAAACACTGATGGGGTTATAGCTAAACATAAGCCAGATTATTTCATAAACTTCGCTGCGAATTCTTTCGTCGGAAATAGTTGGGAGATGCCAGTAAATCACATGCAAACGAATTGCATGGCTGTGCTACATCAGTTAGAAGCAATTAGAAAACACCAACCCTCTTGTCGTTATTACAACGCAGGAAGCTCTGAGGAATTTGGAGATGTGGTTACCACTCCACAGGACGAGAGTCATCCGTTGCGTCCCAGAAGTCCTTATGGAGCTTCTAAATGCTCTGCTAGACACTTGGTCAAAGTGTTCAGGGATTCTTACAAACTCTACGCAGTTCAAGGGTGGCTTTTTAATCATGAAGGTGTGCGTCGAGGAGAAGAGTTTGTCACTCGTAAAATTACTAAAAACGTAGCTAGGATTTTATCAGAATACGAAAGAGGAAAGGTGATAATACCTATGCAATTAGGTAACTTAGACACAAAAAGAGACTGGAGTGATGCTGAAGATTTTGTAAGTGGTGTGTGGCGCATGTTAAACCAAGAAAGAGAACAGCCTAAAGATTATGTCTTATCATCTGGCGAAACGCATACCATCAGAGAGTTTGTAGAGGAAGCTTTTAATTTTGTTGGTTTTCACAGAAACGCTTGCACATGGGAAGGTGACGGCCTTGAAGAAAGATACATGCATGGTCGCGATTGTTTTGTTGAAATTAATTCAGATTTTTATAGACCAGCAGAGGTTAATTTACTTCTCGGAGATTCTACTAAAGCCCGTGAAGAACTTGGCTGGAATCCCAAAACTAATTTTATCCAGCTTGTGAAGAAGATGGTTGACAAAGATGCCTCTGCTGTTATGTATCCGTAGTGTCTAAGCAAAAAGGTCCAAACAAAAGAGATATTATCTTTCGTCTTGTCGAAGTTCCCGATAAGGGAAGGAGGCCCTTTTTTGCTAGAGAAATGAAACTTCTTAACGATCTATGTGATCGTTATTCACTGGAGTTTATGGATATTGTAGACTTCGGTCGCAAGATTGATTCAATGGCTTACTACACAAGTCCTAAGCTTAAAAGCGCTCTTGATGAAAAGTTCAGGGCTTTCAATTTTAGAGTTGATTTGTCTAAGTATCAAACCTATGATATAGGCGAGAAGGCAGGGGAAGATGTTGTAATCACCCCAAGAAAACGAACGGTAAAAGATTTTTTAGATGAGTGAAGAAAAACGTAAATCGGAGGATATTCTTGAGAGCTATCTTAAGGAAAACAAAAAAGATCATTACAACTTCGAAGAAACCATTGACTACAAGGTAACCAGTGGATCTTTACAGTTTGATGCCTATCTAGGGGGAGGCTTCTCTCCTGGGCTACATCGTTTTACAGGGATCAACGAGGGAGGTAAAACATCTGAGTCTTTAGAGGTTATGAAAAACTTTCTAGCGACCATCCCTAATTCAAGAGGTATTTATATTAAAGCGGAGGGAAGACTCGGGCCAGAGATGCAAGAGAGATCTGGTGTCACCTTCGCATTTGATAAAGACAGTTGGAGTGATGGCACCTGTTTTGTTTACGAGACAAACATCTATGAGTCTGCTATGGGTTTAGTTAGGACGTTAATAACAGATAACCCCGATAAGCAGAGATATTGCTTTATTGTGGACTCTATGGATGGCCTGATTAGGAGGGACGATTTCACCAAAGGCTTCGAAGACGCTACAAAGGTAGCGGGAGGGGCTGTGGTGGCTTCTGATTTTTGCAAGAAAACAAGCGTAGCTCTTGGCAAGCGTGGTCATATGGCTATTTTTATTAGCCAAGTCCGTGCAGACATAAAAATCGACCCTTACTCGAAAGCTCCTGTTCGTCAAACTACCGCTACAGGCGGTAATGCTTTGCTGCATTTCGCTAACAGTATTATAGAATTTGAACCTAGATTTAAAGGAGATTTAATTCTGCAAAACCCCTCTTTAAAAATGGTTGACGAGAAGAAAAATCCGATTATTGGCCATCACGCTAAGGTTACTATTAAAAAATCGCCTAATGAAAAAACCAATAGCACGATCTCTTACCCTATCCGCTATGGCAGAAAAGGGGGCAACTCTATTTGGAGAGAGAAAGAAATAGTTGGAATGCTTTGGGGTTGGGACTTCCTCACGAAGAAGGGCGCGTGGCTTTATCCAACGCAAGAATTTTTAGAGATTTTATCTGAAAACGACTTAGAGTTCCCAGAAAAAATACAAGGAGAGCCAAAACTATTTTCTCACATAGAGGGAGATAAAAAACTATCTAACTTCCTTTTTGATTATTTTAAAGAAGAAGTTACAGGATGAAGTTTGTTGACTCATATGGCAAACAGAGGAACCTCAAGAACGCCAAAAAGTATTTAATTGACTGGAGTAAACCAAGTCGCAGCAAGTTTCAAACTCAAGTAAAAAAATTCTTAAAAAAGTATTGGAAGAACGATATCGTCTTCGAAGAGTTTAGAGTGGTCGGGACTCGTCTTACTTTAGATTTTTACAATGCTAACAAAAAAATAGCAGTGGAAGTGCAAGGAGCGCAACATACTAAATTTGTTAAATTCTTTCACAAGAATCGCTTTAAATACGCTGACCAACTTAAAAGAGACGAAAAGAAGCTTGACTTCTGTAAAGCTAATAATATAAAGCTAGCAGAGGTGTATCCTCAGGATGAAATACACGCTTCTCTTTTTAAAAAACAAGATATTTATCTATGAATATAGAAGATAACAATGATGGCTCTGAGTTTTGTATACCATCTGAACTGGTTGAGAAACTATATGACCTTTCAGGCGGGGTAGATAAATATAAAGGTGTGATCATGGCTGTCTCATCTGAGAGCGGCAGACCATTAATATATTGCAAGTTTGATTGCGGCATGACAGAATTTGCTTTGACGAAAGCCCTTGAAAACCACTTAGCTAGCGCCCAAGATCCTAGAGAAAATGATTTATAATTTTGAATTAGAAAAGCAGCTTTTAGCGGGTCTAATTAAAGAGCCTGATTCTTTAGCGGAGATATCTAATTTTATAGGTAACTCTGATTTTTACTCCAAACAAAGCTCTCTGCATTCTGCTATTTTCCGTGTTATTAAACAAGCTATTGATGCTGGAGACGAAATAGATGAGGTTATCATTGCTCAAAGGGTAAACGAGGTTGGGTTGTCTTTCGAAGACAATTTAAATCCCTCCGACTACATTAAATCTTTAGCTCTCAGGAAAGTGCCGAAGGGCAATACCCTTAAAATAGCTAAGGAGCTAAAAAAATACTCAATAAGACGCGAAATTCTAGAGTCCTCTCAAGACATCGGCAAAAAGATGAAAAACATGCCTCCTGAGGCATCTTATCGCGCCATAATTGAAGCAGCAGATAGCACATATAATTCTCGCATCAACCTTTATGAAATGGGCAACGATGTCCCAGAGAACATATATGAGGAAATGGAGGCTCTTGTAGAGGATCGGGGTAATAACCCGCTCACAGAGTTTGGCATGATGGGTCCGCACCCAAAGGTTAATGAGATTTACGGCTCTCTTCTACGTGCTGGTAATATAACTGTTATTGTAGCTAGGTCTGGTGTGGGTAAAACTCAATTTTGCATGGATTACTCTACCAAGGTTAGTCTTCAGTATGATGTCCCTGTTCTTCACTTCGACAATGGTGAAATGAGCAAAGAGGAGCTTATTATGCGTCAATGCGCTGCCCTGTCTGGTGTTTCAATGCATCTTCTTGAGAGTGGCAAATGGAGACAAGCAGGAGAGGGTGTTGTTAAAAAGGTCAGAGCAGTTTGGCCTAAGGTTAAGAATTTAAAATTCTATTATTACAATGTAGGGGGCATGGATGTGGACTCTATGGTTAATACCCTGAAGAGATTTTACTATTCTAAGGTCGGTCGCGGCAACCCTATGGTATTTTCTTTTGATTATATAAAAACCACATCTGAAAACATCGCTAACAAATCAGAGTGGCAGGTTGTTGGTGAGATGGTGGACAAGTTTAAAAAGTGTGTTCAAAAAGAGATTTTGCATGACGGGAATCCTGTCATACCCATGATCACTTCAGTGCAGTCTAACAGGTATGGCATAACCAATAATAGGAATTCTCAAAACATTGTAGATGATGAGTCTATTGTTTCCCTTTCTGATAGAATCACACAGTTCTGTTCTCATATGTTTATCTTACGCAACAAGACTGCTGATGAGATGGAGACAGAGGGGGGTAGGTTTGGTAGTCACAAACTAATAAACGTCAAGGCTCGTCATTTGGGCAGTGACATAGCTGGCGCAGTTGAGCCAGTGAGGATTGGCGACTCACTTCGTAAAAACTCAATTAACCTAGATTTTAATAACTTTAATATCTCAGAAAGAGGAGACTTAAGAGATATAGCAAGAATGCTTGATGGTGAAGAAGAATTAGATAGCAATGGAGTCCAAGAAGAAATCCCTGACTTCGATCAGTTCTGAAGACTTCCAAGGTATACTAGAGTCAATCGGTTATCAGCTGATTGATTGTGGAGATCACTGGAGGACACAGGCTTTATATCGAGACGGAGACAATAAAACCGCTGTAAAAGTATACAAAAACACAGGGGTTTGGATGGACTTTGTTCAAAACAAAGGTTCTATGCCTTTTGAGGCTTTGGTCCGATTAACTGTCAAAGACGACAAACAAATAAAGGAGTTGCTTGGGGGGCGCACACTAGAAACCTCTGAGCTTTATTCTGCAAAAGAAACAATAGAAATGGAAAAAATTTATCCAGATTCCTCTCTTGAAAGGCTTTTCCCAAATTATCACTTTTACGAGCAGAGAAAAATTTCCAAACAAACACAAGAAGCATTTCAATCTGGCTTGGCGGGTGTTGGTAAAATGTATAGGAGAATGGTTTTTCCTATTTTTAATGAGCATAATCAAATAATTGGCTTTTCTGGTAGAAAGGTTGATTCAGATAATGATTATCCAAAATGGAAGCATATAGGAAGACGCAACAATTGGGTTTATCCCGCTTTTAACACAAACACTGGTGTTGATGCGGAAATCAAAACAAAACAAGAAGTTATTTTAGTAGAAAGCATTGGTGATGCGTTATCTCTTTATGAACAAGGTATTAAAAACGTTTTGGTCATTTTTGGCCTATCTGTTAATAATAACATTGTCAATTATCTTTGTGGCTACTCTATTCGTCATATATGCATTTCAACAAATAATGATGAAAATAGTGGGCAAAATAGAGGGTTCATAGCGGGGATAAAAAGCTTCATAAAGCTCTCTAGATATTTTGATTTAGATGCGCTTACTGTAAAATTCCCTCCCAAGCCATATAATGATTTTGGTGACGCTCATTTAGATGGTTATGATTTCAGTAATTGGCTAAGTAAAGATATAGATAAGGCTGCACAAATAAAATATATCTTAGACTTTGTTCAAAACAACCCATCTTACTTCACTAAGAAAGAAATTAAAACAGCCTTAATACTTAGCGATGCCTGAACTCGAAACGCCGTTGTCTGCAAGCAGAATAAAAACGGCACAATCGTGTTCATGGCTTTACTGGTGCAAGTATAAACTAAAGCTTCCTGATAAAAGCAACGAAGGGGCCAAAAGAGGCTCGATATGTCACTTGGTTTTTGAAGTTTTGGGTCTTAAGGGTAGAAAAAAATATTATAATAAAATATTAAAAACCCAAGATGTATTTTCTGTTCCGTCTATTAAAAGATTAATCCTTAAACACGCAATCAGAGAGGGAATAGATGATTGTGATAATGTGGATATGATGAAAGACATGATTTTCAATGGTCTGTCTTATGATTTTTTTGGGAAAGATTTAGGAAATCCAACAGAAGAATACTCAGAAAAAGACTTCGACATCGTAAAAAATGATGGAGATATAAAATATAAAATTAGAGGGTTTATAGACAAATTATTTTTATATAAGAAAAAAAAGTTTGCTATAATTAGAGACTTTAAAACAAGCAAGGAGGTCTTCAAAGGAAAAGACCAGACCGATAACCTGCAAGATCTTATGTATAGCCTTGCGGTAAAAAATTTATTTCCCGAATATTCTGAGAGGGTTAGCGAGTTCTTGTTTCTCAAGTTTGATCTTGACCCTGATGCAAAAAAGTCAGGCGTTGTGCGTATGAAGCCTCTTGATGAGGATGAGTTAAAAGGGTTTGAAATGCAGTTGTCTGAAATACAAAAATATTTAGATAACTTTTCGGAAAAAGACGCTCAGAAAAACTATGCTGCTCACCAAGGTTTCCCGAAAGATAATTCGTTTAGCGGCAAACTTCTATGTGGATTCGCCACAAAAAAAGGAGAATTAAAAATAGACGGCAATCCGAAGTGGCATTGCCCCATGAAGTTTGATTTCTTTTATTATGAAGTTACCAACGCAGAGGGAAAATTTATCACCTCTTATTTCGAAGATGAATTTTCTGAGGATTTAGTTCCCGAGGGTTGCAGTTATGAAATGAAATATTATCAGGGATGCCCCGCACATTCCTCTTGACCTTTGGATACAAAGGTTTAAGATGCTGGTGATGACTCCAGTATTTAAGTCAACCTACTCTATAGGAAAGAGTATCCTAACTCTTGACGAAGAATCATCCGAGGGAGGTGCAGATAGTATCATAGAAATCTGCAAGGAGAATTCGATTAAATCTTTAGTGTTAGTCGAAGATTCTATGACGGGTTTTGTGACGGCCCACAATCGTTGTAAAGAGGCTGGGATGAACCTTGTGTTTGGGTTAAGGATAACCTGCTGTAACGGTATTTATGATGACGATGATTCAGATCATAAGATTATAATCTTTGCTAATAACGACAAAGGCTGTCGCCTTCTTTACAGGATTTATTCTTTTGCTCATACCGAGACTGGTAAAGTAGATTTCGGTTTTCTGAACTCATTGCTTGATGAGAATTTGGAGCTTGTGATACCTTTTTATGATTCTTTTATATTTAATAATAACTTTCACATGAAGAAGTGCTTACCTGATTTTCATAAGGTATTGCCGACATTTTGGATAGAGTGTAACAATCTGCCGTTTGATGCTATTTTAGCAGAAAAAGTAAGAAAGTTCGCTCGCAGCATGATGAGACCTGTTAAGTCAGTAAAAACAATTTTATACAAAAACAGAGAAGACGCAGAAGCCCTGCAAACCTACAAGATTTTGTGTAATCGAAATTTTGGCAAAGCCGCCACATTGAGCAACCCAAACTTGAATCACTTTGGTAGCGCAGAGTTTTGCTTTGAGTCTTACCTAGAGAAAAAACATTTAAACTATGACCGAACCCCTGCTTAGATTTGATAAAAAACAAAAGTATCTTGTTTTTGATACGGAGACTGAGGGACTGAACCTAGTTTCTTCTAGACCTTGGCAAGTTGCTTGGTTGGTTGCAGAAGGGGATAGAATCATAAAAAAGAGAGACCTATACATTGAGTGGCCTGATTTAAATATTTCTGAAGAGGCTGCAAGGATTACTGGTTTTTCTCGCAAACAGTATGAAAAGAAATGTCAATCGCCTAAAGAAGTATGGGATGTCTTCGCTGAAGATTTTTACGATCCAAATACCTTGGTAGTCGGACATAATGTTCTGGGATTTGATGTTTATATGCTTAATGTAT